AGCACCAGTTTTTATCGTTAGTGCGTCTGTATCAATAACGATGCTTGTTCCAGAAGAAATTGTTCCCGTATACCCAATTACTGATTGGGAAGATGCATATGTTGAGTTTGTCAATCGTGGATTCACTAATGTCTGGCCAGACGCTGGCGTGAAAGTAATGGTCATATATGTGACTGGGGCGGTTCCGATTACAGAAGCAGAGTTTGATATTACGGCCGCAGAGGCAGAGGTCGTGATTGAGGCAGATAACGCTGGCGTGTAAACAGATGCGTCGTACCAGCGCGGGTCAGTGAACTCAACATCTACTGTAAATTCTGCATACAGCAGTTCACGGTGGTCAGAGATAGAAAAGTTATTTGTGATTTCTCCGTATGCGACCCGTATATCAGTAAGGGATGAATTTGATGTATTAATTCGATTGTGCAAGATTGTTAACTGGGTTGCCATTTTATTTATTGCAGACATGACAGTGTCGTAGTTTGCATTGAACTGTGAGCGACGGTCAGCAATTGTTGAAGCAATTGCACCAGTAGTTGGGTCAGCATCTGTTATGACGATGTTCCAGGATTCATTTCTTGTTGTTAAACGCTTCTGACGCCAAGCGGCGCCATGTATCGAAGGAACATCAATATTGTTTCCTTTACGACCAGCGTGTCCTTTATCAACATTGGCAATCCAGTATCCAGGGGTAGCAAAGTCGATGCCGTCAACTGTGTACCATTCTTTGAAATTAAGAATATTCGCCATGTCTTAATCCTATCCAAACAATCCAGAGTTAGATAGCGACTTCATTCGTCGCGAAATCGAATCTGAAGCAGTTTCTGGAACTGGGTTGTTAACTGTGATATTGAAGACCTGGCTATTAGATGCTTTTCCTTCAGACATGCTTGGCTTCACATTTGTGTATCGCTCAAGAGCAGTTGTGGTATTCAACTTGCTGAGAGGGATTACTAATTCTGGTCCCGCCTCACCCACCATCGAAAGAGTTGGACGAGTAACCAAACCGCCATCTGCAAGCATCGTGAGATTTAATCTCTTGTATTCTTCATAAAGTTTAGGGAACGCAGACTTTGCTGCAAGGTTCGGAGTTGAACCCTTATATGTTTTAAAGAAGTTTGGATGGAGGGCTTTTGCTGCTGCAATAAAGTTTGCAAATGGTTTTCCAGTTGCTGGGTTCCAGCCAAATCCCGTTCCGCCACCAGCGCTAGTATCAGTTGGGGTATCTACTACTGGGCTGAATGAAACAGACTCAGTCTCCGCTTTTGCTCCAGGGATTGCGGATGTCACTATATCTCCATACCCGCCAGCAGCCTTGTTTAATTCGCTTAAACTGATTCCAAGATTTGCAAATGAAATACCCAAATTAGGCAGCGCTTGGTTTGCAAAATTATTAAAGTACTCAACCGCATCACTCATATTGATTTTTAGTTGTATGGCAGCATCACTCATTGCCTGCTGTGCATCTGTTACATCATAAATTGCCTTTGCTGCTTCAAGGTCTTTGTTTTTCAGATTATTCCGTGCATCAAGTACGGCATTTTCTGAGTCAATTACTTCACTACTTGCCTCTGACGCTGCTGCTCGTGCTTCGTTTAGAGCGTCTTCTGCATCCATTACATCGGTAAGAGTTCCGCGACGCATGGAGTAGTTCCGTGAAGCCTGCTCAAAAGCCTTCTGCAATTCTTCAATCTTTGAGATTTCGTAATCTGTTACGGCTGTTCCACCAGAATCGCCAAACTTTCTTGCATTTCGCTCTCTTTCGCGAATTGACTTGGCCAACTCTCCATCAAGTAATTGCTGTGAATATGCAAGTTTCTGCGTTTCTAGAATAGCCTTGCTCAGATTTAATTGAGCGTCGATATATCCGCCAACCGTTCCAAGAGCATCCTGAATATTGCCAACAACTGCGTTTAAAAAGTCCTTGAAAGGTGTTTTCTTGTCTGAGATTTGTTTCAACACAGAAGTGATTTTTGCAGCAGTCAAGCCGCCTTTAAGTGCATCAGCAAAACGCTTTCCTGCAGTTTTTCCAGCACTTTCAGTCGCTCCCACCAAAGGTTCAACGACTGGACTAAATCCATCGGTTCCAAATACCGACTGAGCAGAAACGGCATCGGCAAATCCTTTAACAAATCCTTGACCTGCTGGTTTTCCAAGCGTTTTAGCAATCAGTTTTGACGGTGAGCCAATTTCAAGGTCGCGCTCCATGCGCTTTGTAAATGCGTCAGTTACTTTTTTCGATTCATCAGATGTTGCAGCAGCAATCATTCCCTGAATAATTCCTTGCCCGATTGGCAAACCTATTTGGTCAGCAGCAACTTTTGATGGTGATGCAATACGCCAGTCATCATAAAAATCCTGAAGCAGTTGCTTATTAAACTCTGTTACACCAGTTTTATCTCCGTCTTTATTTCCGAGAAGACCAGCCTTGAACCCATCAACAATTGCTTTTGTTGTTTCTGGCATTGCTTCTGCGGTTGGGAGACCAAGTGCAGCAAGTGGGTCAGTTTGGTTTCCAGTCCAAGTCCTTGCAATATCCATTGGGTTAAAACCAATATTTGCAAGTTGTTCTTGGGCATCTTCAACTGAAGTTTTTCCGTTAGCGGTAAGCGCTGCAATTGCTTGCGTGTACTGCTTGGACATGTACTCTGTTGCTTTTTGAACAGCCTGTGGGTCGTCGCTTGCCATAATAATATTGGCGACATTTAAGGATTCTTCAGTAAATTTAATTAAATCTTCGTATGCCTTACCCTGTTTTCCAGAGAACCCAACTGTTCCACCAGCATCCTTGAGGCTCTCTTTAAAATCCTGTGTTGCATTATTTGCATCAATCTGCGCTTCAACAAAGTTCTTTGAAAGACCAGCGACTGCCTCTTGTCCTTTTTCATAGTTCTTAATTGCTTCTGTTGCTGCATCAAAAGCATCAACCTGGTCCTGAATTGCTGGATTGAGTCCATTTTGAAATTCGGTAGTTACATCGTATGCGCTATTTTGAAGCATGCGCAATTCATGTTCGTTATTTGCAACTACTTGCGAATTTTCTAAAACAATTTCAGAAAAAACACGCATCTGCTCCGCTGGGGTAGCATTTTTTAGTTTTCCTAATTCTGTTTGCAATTTCTCAACAAGTTGAGCAGTTTCCTGTGCGCCAAGATTTAAGGGTCCTAAAAATGCTGTAAGTGCGTCTGTATTTTCAGAACTTGAGACTATATTTGCTAGACCGTCTTTAAGATTCTCGAATTTTACTCCAGTATCTCCAGCAGCAGCATTTAACTGCTCGAATGACTTGACAATCAGTTCGTCATTTGCAGCGAGTTCCTGCTCTTCCTTTGTAAAGCCTTTCAACTGGTCGGCAGCATATCCAAATGATTTAAAGAATCCAGCAACATCACCAGTTCTATTGAACTGAGAACTAATCTGCCTTCCTACCTGTTCAAAATAGTCGGCTGAGATACCTTCCTTCCTCAATGCATCTACAAGTTCGTTGCCATATAGCCCAGAGAATTTGTCAATTGCCGCAAAGTCTGGCTGAATATCTGGCGCCCATGTATTCTTTTTCTTTTGTGCAAGCGCAAGTGTTACTGATGCGTTATACAGTCCAGCAGCAGTCGCGCCATATTGCTTTGATTGGACATCAAGAATCTTCGTGCTTTCTGTAGCACCCATTCCCAAAACATCGGAAAGCCGTTGAGCCATGTCCGCTCTTGCTTCTGGGTCATCAATCTTCATTCCGCCTAAAATTGCTGCAGCAATATTTATTTTTGACGCAGAACTTGCGCCATTTCTCATGGCATTTTGTAGTGCATCCTGACCACCATAGAATGCTGAATCGACAGCATCAATAGTTTCTTTTTTTAATTCGTCTGGCGTTTTTCCAGCGTCTTTGTCGTCAAGAGTTACTGAAATATTAATTCCAGTTGATGCATACGCTGCAGTTGTTTCAAGAAGATTATTAATATCTTCAAGTGACTGTCTTGGGCCTTCCATTCCAGCGCCCATTCCTCCACCAATAAGACCAAATGATGTTGCAAGAGTGTAGGCAAGTGTTGCAATACCAATCACCATTGGGAGTGCAGTCATTAATGACTTTCCAAAACTTTCAACAGCAAAAGCCTTTTGAATCCAACTTAATGCTTCTGCCTCGTTTGCAAATGTTTGACCAGTGCTGGCTGCAACCATAATCTTTCCCGCTGCAGCACCTCGCGCTTTGGTCATATTATTTTTTAGAATTGCAATAGTCTCTTGTTCTGTTATCATTGTGTTGCCAGCGGTGGCAACAGCAAGTTCTGTTTCAAGGGCAATTTGTCCTTGTGATGATATTCCGAGAATCTTGTATGCATTTGAGTTAACCATTGCTGCCATACCAGACTGCTGCATCGCTGCGTTATGACCTCTTACACCAACGGTTAGACCACGAAGAACAATTTGGCCATGACCAAACAAACGAACAAGTGATGAAACTCTTGTGAAAAGGAACAGGCTTGCCCTGGTAAAAATTAGGGCTGCTGAACCAGCCATGAGAAGGCCTTTGGCAATTTTATTAAATACATTGCTTCCGCCAGCAAATCTGAGCATGGTTTCTGCAACACGAGCAATTGCTCCACCCATTGCCATTAACCCAGTAACTGTTGGCATTATTGCATCACCAAGACGAACTAATGCAGCCTGGGATTCCGCCGCTGCTTTCTTAAATTTATAGTCTGCAGTTTTTGTATATGCCTGGAACGCCAAGTCTGCATCTCCAGTTGCATTATTCAAGTTTTCAAAAATTTCTCTGTTGTATTCAAGGTTTGGACCAAGAAGAGAAAACACTGCGGTAAGTGCGCGCACATTACCGAACACCTTTGTCAGACCTTCGGCGGCCACAGTTGCATCTGTTCCGCCGAGTTGTGTATTCAAATAAGACAGTGTATTCAACAAACCATCTTTTTGAATCTTTTCACGAAGTTGTTCCGCTGATGTTCCAGCAGCCAGCATTGTTTCTGATGCCTGCTTCGATGGCTTAAGTAATTGCGAGAGAACCTGACGCAAGTAAATTGCTGATGTTCCAGCGCTCGCACCACCACGAGTTAGAGCGGCAACACCAGCAGATACATCTTCAAATGAAGCACCAAATGCGGCAGCAACAGGCAATACTTTTCCAAGTGCTGGAGCAAATTGGTCTGCTTCTGCTTTACCTTCTCGTACAGTTGCAACAAGAATGTCGTTTGCTTTTGAAGCAGAATATGCTCCTTCGCCGTAAGCGTTAAGAATTGATGTAAGTGCGTCTGCAACTATCTTTGTTTCACCAAGTCCAGCAGCAGCAGATTCGGCAGATTCCCTGAGAACCTCGAGCGCTCGTTGACCTTTAATACCAGCGGATGTGATGAAGTACAAAGCATCTGCAAGTTCAATTGGGCCCTTTGAACTTGCTGCTCCAAGAGCAAGAATTTCATCTTTGTATACTTTTACCTGTTGTGCACTAATTCCTACGAGACCTCTGATTTGCGACATAGAAACTTCAAATTGCCTAGACATTTGAATTGCTTGTTTTCCAGCATTTACAAGTTCGCCAATAACCGCGTACTTAATGAGAGATGCTGTTTGACGCATTGCGTCACCCATCATTCTGATTGGAACAGTGCTGGCTGCTACCGACCGAGCCATTCCCGCCGAACCAGCACCAACTGATGCAACAGCGTTTCTTGCCGCGGCCGCACCAGTAGTGCTGATGGCAATGCGAACATTAATCGGGGGTAGGCCGCCACCAGCGTTAGACATAAAACTATTTTTTCACACTATTTGACTCCGCGCAAACAGAATCAGTATAAATGAAAATTACAAACGACTAACCAGTTGCCAAACCCATAGATTTAGCAAAGTTCATAATGTCGCTAGTGCCAGCCTTTTGCTTCATGAATCCCATGCCCTCAAAGACTGCGCCTACTTGTGCTGGGCTTAGTTCCCAGAATTCTTCGTACGGGCGGCCCGTTTGGGACCAGGTGGTGTACCACTGTCTCCAGGGGAGTCGCTCGGGAATTCCACCACTGACATTGCCTGCTCTAGTACTCTTCGGTTTTCTTCGGCGAGCAGGGCGCTTTGTCGGAGCATCTTGCCCGCCACGGTCGGGTCCACGCCATTAGCAATTGCCCATGCAACGCTCACCACATTTGAGTAGATTACTGTTTGACCTTCAAGCATTGCTTCACCGACTTCGGTGTTGTTGCGCTTAAGAGCAAAAGCAAGACTTTGACGGAGTGTTGAAACTGGCATCTTTTCAAGATTCTGTTGCCATGCCTCAAGGCCGCCCCAATGCTCTTCAATATCTGCAATAACATTGTTTGTAAACCTAACAAACACTGTTTCTTTTAATACCTCCCCAACTTCATCGTATTCACGCTCATATACATCAGAGCCAATGCTTTTGACTTTTGCAAGTTCTACTGGGATGCCTTTATTTTTTAAAACAATTGGTGTGTAATCCATGCGGGTAACTATACACACTATTCGGGTATAAAGCAAACGACGGCCCGAAGGCCGTCGTTTGTCCCAAGGAGGAGTTAAATTAAATTAATTAAGCGCTAAGGCCAGTTGATGCTTCGCGGAACTGTACGGTTCCAAAGCCAACGCCATCTGCGATTGGAAGAATCGCTTCTGCATCAAATGATGGGGTTCCGAAGTTGTCGGTCGAGCCTGACATAATCGTTCCACCAGTTACTTGGCACTTAGCAAGTGCGAATACCAACTCTGAAAGTTCTGACTCAAGGTCATTGACCAAGAATTCAACTTTGAAGTATGGAAGGCTTCCACCATCAAAGGTGTAAGTTGCGGTTTCGGTTGAACCCGAACCTGCAGCGGCAACGGTGCCACCGAAGATGGTCTTGAGAACTTCAAGACTCAATTCTGCGTAAGTTGCAGAGAAGTTAAGGCGGTCAATCTTACCTTTCTTGGCAAGAACCTTTCCGTCACCCTTAAGTTCTACGGTAACAAAGTTTGGCTCAACAGATACTTCCTGGATACCAGGAACATCAATTGCTGTGCCGTATGTAATGCCACCAGATACATCGGTGCTAACTGGATACACCTTGCAATCTTGGACATCGAATGTAATTGTGGACTGACTTGCGGCCATTTCTGGACTCCTTTTTCCTTGTTCTATGGATAATTGTACTGATTTGTCTGTTTAAGTGTGCGAGGGTATGGGCAAAATAATAATATATTTTAGCCCAAACCCAAACACTTATGCCTGTGGTGGGTTAGCCGCTTCGTAGTCCAGAACAGCCTGTGGCATTGCCTTACCTTCGGTAAAACGGATGTGCCATGGTTCTGCGCCTGGGTTTTCTACCACCTCATGGCTGAATCCAAACTTCTGCTCATTAGCAAGCAACCAAGCAAGGATTTTGCCGTTTGCGTTCGCAATATCAATAGCAATTCCAAGCATGTGGCGTGAGCAGGTTTTGGCATCATCGTTTGGTGCAGCAAGAGGAGCATTGCCCTTCTTTAGATACCACTTCTCACCGTTCCAGGTGCGTGTTGTGGCTCCAGGAATTAACTCCTTCTGGTAGCGGGTAAGAAAGCCTTTTTTCTGGGTCTCGATACTGCGGAATGTATCGCCGCTGCTAGTCGGAGCCAACTTGATTCCGTCTGCTGCTGCGGCTGCTTTCATTGCCTCAAAAGCGCGTGCTGCACAGTGGTGCATTTGCCCGCCAACAGACAACTTGCGAAGCATCGCAGGGGTAATCTGGCTTGGCTTTTTTCCTTCTAGGTGTTCGCAGTATTTAACTGGTACTACTGGCCAACTTTCTTTTGCCATTATTTCTTTGCCTCTTGTTTTGCTGCGAAGAATGAAGCGACGGTTGGGTCACCAATCTTTGTTGATGCCATTGCCAAAACTGCTGCTACTAGTGGCATTGCAAGTGCGGTGAGCATTGGGTCAATGCTGTACTTATCGCACAAGTAAACAACGACGCCCATTGCGCCACCCTTTGCGATTCCGTCTGCTGCTGTTGTTGCTTTCATGATTGCTCCTTATGACTCGGTTTTCCAAAGTCTTGTCGAAGCAAGGTGTATATGAAGGCTATGGCTTTGTCTTAGCGTAAAGCCTTTTCATTAAATCTCCGATAACACCAGCCTGCTGGACTTCGTCTCCATCAGTTACAGCATCAACAACTGCGCGCTTTGCATCAATCAAGTCGTAGATATCCTCATCAATTGTATTTACGCCAATTAGGTACCAGGCTTGAACGCTGTTTTCTTGCCCGATTCGGTGACATCTATCTTCGGCTTGGTCGTGTTCGCCAGGAGTCCATCCTTGCTGAACAAAACAAACATCAGAACCAGCGGTGAGCGTTAAACCAACTCCACCAGCCTGAAGGTTCAAAACGATAACTCTTGCTTTGTGGTCTTTTTGGAATGAGTCAACAGCGTGCTGTCTGTCTTCCATTGAGTCTTGACCACTTACGCGAAGATTTCCATACTTGCCAGCGAGGTAATCAACGATTGCCACATTGTGCGCAAACACAACAAGTTTTCTATCGCATGACTCCAAGAATGAATCAATCCATTCAATTACTGATTCCATTTTTGCATCGGCAGCAAGACGCTTGAGCACGGTCGTTCTTCTTAAGTGTTCTGCAGTATCAGACGCGCGGTATCCATTCTCTGCCAAGAATGCGAGAAGGTCGCCTTCTGCTTTTCGGTATTCTGCATAACCTTTTCCAGATGGCTCAACATGAACAACATTTCGTGTCTTTGCTGGAAGTTCTTTTAGCACTTCATCTTTTGTTCTGCGGATGTAGCAGTTCTGGCGAAGTTTCATATTCAGTTCGTTGAGGTTTGAAGCGCCTTTAGTATCCCAGCCAAATCCATTGTGGTAGGCATTTGTATATCGCTTCAGGAATGCCCACTTGCCACCGAAGCGACTAAGCATTCCCAGGATTTCTAATTGACTTACAAGTTCTTCTGGTCTATTCGTAACTGGTGTTCCAGAGAGAAGCAATACTGTTCCAGATTGCGGAACCTTCTTTGCAATGTCGCGCACTGCTTCTGTGCGTTTTGTCTTGCTTGTCTTCACATAGTGAGACTCGTCAAGGACAAGACCCATTGGTTTTAGGTGCATGATTGGCTCAACAAAGCGACCAATAATGTCATAGTTCACAATGTTCACATCGACATTTGCAATATTCCCTTTACCACTCAAGATGTTTACCGAGCGGTGTGGGAGCCACTTATTTATTTCACGCTTCCAGTTTTCCTTTAGAGATGCTGGGCAAACGATAATTGCTGGGAATGCGTCACGGTATTCAAGTGAAGCAATTGCTTCTACGGTCTTACCGAGACCCATTTGGTCAGCGATTAGGCAACGCCCAACTGAACCAGCGTAGGCAACTCCAGCCTTTTGATATGGCATGAGAGTTCCATTGAGAGTGGGGATACTTATTTCTGCGTCGGTAGATGTTGATTGAACAAGTAGTTCTGTTGACTTTTTGGTCAATTCAATAATCTTTTCGCGGACCGAATCCTCAACATCAAATTTGTACTTATCTGCTAGTTCAAGAACTCCGATGGTTATCGGCGCAGTCCAGTGTTTTTTCTTCATGTCCCAAGTTCGCTGGGGAAGTTTCTTGACCTCAACAATTATTTCTGGGTCATATGGAAATTTAATTACAGCCATGCCACGCTTACTAATGGTGAGTGACTTTTCTGTGTCTTGAATTACTTCAGGCAATTGGGTTTGTGCTTCCTGCGAGACATTGAATTGGTACTTAGATGCAAATTCTGCTACTTCCAGTTTAGCCGATTCTGGAGCAATCCAAACCGATGCAGCAGAATTCCATACGACACCAGTAATTTGTTTTAATTCTGAGGTTACTTGCTCGTCGTATTGACAGTGAATTACAAAATTGTTATTTACTTTTGTAATGCGCTTATCAACTTTTGAACCGTACACAGAATCAAGGTCTTGATGGATATCGGTGTACGCCCGCTTGGGTGGTGTTATTTCATCATAAACAAAGCCGAGTTTTTTCAACTGCTTTGAATATTTGGCAAGCATTATCCAAGCAGAATAAGCCATTGTCGGAGTCCAGTAAGACTCTGGAATTAGTGCTAATTGAGTGCCAATACGAGAATCAGATTTGTTAAAACCGACGCTGTCTTCAGTTACTGCGCCATCACACGAAAGGGCAATTGACCTTAGTGCTTCCGCCAGTTGCGAGTATTCGCTTTGCACGCCTACTCAAGAACTGAAATAGATGACCAAAGAATAAGGTCATAAACTTCTGGAATTGCTTCAGTCTCTTCAGATTCTTTTTTGTGCTGGATAATTGCGTATGTCAATCGTGCAATTTCATCAAGGTAAGAAATCGTCTTATCTTCAGCAAGAAGTGTTTTTACTTGCGAAAGACGCTCGCTAATTCCATTACGGTAACGCTGCGACTTGCGATACCAAGTATCAAACTTTTCTTTTTCATCAAGGTAGTCCTTGTGAGAAACTACGCCAAGTTTTACATCTTGTGCCATCATGTTAACGCGCTCGCGGTGGTACATCGCAGATGACTCATAGTCTGACAGTGCGGTTAAAAGTGACTGGCACCATGCCAAGCGATTTTCTGGCGCTTGCAACCATTCAATTTCTTCAGTGGATGCGTCGCCCTTGCATTCGCGCTTGGCAATGTCCATGATATTTTTTCTGTCGACCATTATTTTAACTCCTATAGGTTTAAATCTTGACTTGCAGTATACCGCCGTGATATATCACGCGGGGGCATCGGCTTTAAATTCTCCAACAGCATGGTCGCGAATGTGTTCATCAATCTTTGCTTCTGTGCGCAGGGCTGTACTTTCAACTCTATCGATTGAAATGCCAAGACCCTTTGCTACTGTTTCAATTTTGTCAACAACAAAGTTGTGGTCCGCTTTATTCTCTTCCCAATTTTGCTTTGAAGCACGGCGACCATGTTCAAAATATGCAACAATGATTAAACCCAGTGTGCTAATCAGTGCTACATATACTTCACTCATTATTCATCGTCTCCAGAGTTAGCAGCGAAACCGATTACATGCACAACAAGGGCAGCAATCGACATATAGATTCCCCATTTCTGGGTATCTCCACTAAGAGTAATCAAAACAAGACCAGTCCCAGCGAGGGTCCAGCCAAGGGATGACAGTTCTCCAAGAATTTTTTTGAGCATGTTTGGGTCCTTGCCGAGCGAAATGGTAATTTTATTTAATCATTACCAGTCGGTATAGGTAGGGTCGACTACTTTATGCGGGCACGCTGACGCGCACCGCGTTGCTTTTTGGCACCGCTCTTCCTATCTGGGGCTGGTATGTCTCCGCCACCGCCAGAATTGCCACCAGAAGGGCCTCCAGAGCCTCCAGAAGGGCCTGTAGGACCCGTAGAAGGTGCAGCACCAGCAGCAGCGCCAACCGCCGCTACAGCGGCTCCTGCAGCGACAAGCGTCCTTCTGTCTCCAACATCGATAGATGAGCCAAGAGCGACATATGTGTCAAACACTCCGTCGAACACATTGATTTCCTCTTCAAATGATTCTTTTACTTCCGATGGAGCGTCAATGAGGGCTTCTGCTATTGCCTCTCCTTGTTCTGATGACACATCATCGACCACGACCGCGCTAAAGACTTCTGTTGCTTGCGAAGCATCGATGCTTTCCAGGACCTTTGCGCTAGTTGCCAACTCTGTTGCTTGCTCACTGGGAATACCACCTTCCTGCTCAATTACCAATGTGACTACTTCGGATACCTGCTCGCTCGTAATTGTGTCGGATTCCAACACATCCACGATGACACCAACCGACTCAGCATCTAGTTCGCTACCCAAGACAGCAGTAAAGGTTTCAATCAAAACCTCGTTGCTCACTTCTTCGTCAAAGACCGCACCAAGAACAGTGTTCAACAACTCTGAGGTGAGTTCGTCTGCCAATACATCAACGATGAGGTCAATTGTTTCTGCATCGGAAAGGTCACTGTCAAACACGCTGTCAAAGATTGCTTCTGTTTCTGACATGCTCAGGTTTGTTTCAAGCAAGTCTCCGAGAACCGTCATGGTGTCCGCGGCCGAAATGTCCTCGTCAAACACGGCTGCCATAACTGTGTCTAGGTCGCCAGAACTAAGCGGACCATCAAAGATTGATTCCAAAGCCGACACCATATTCTCAGCAGAAGTATCTTCCGAGAACGCAGAATCCAAAACTGCCGTCAACTGTTCGCTAGTGATGTCTGCATCCAGCATCGTCGTCAGTGCTTCAGTGAATACATCCGCCGAAACATCTTCGGTGAACACGGCTTCTAGGACATTGTCAAACTGGGTGTCGGTAAGTTCTGCACCGAGGAGTGTGTCAAGAACAGCGCCAACCTCGTCAGCCTCAATATCAGTAGTGAACGTATTTTCAAGAATATTGTCCAATATCACTGTCGTGATTGGCTCGTTGTCTTCTATATCTGTGACGGTATAATCATCTGGTGGAATTATTACTACTACTGTTTCGGGTTCTGTTTCAACTGGCGGAACTACCATTTCTGGCAGTGTCGTTTCTATTTCTGTTTGTTCGGGCAGCATCTCCTCTATGGCTGGGGTGGGTTCTTCTGGGATTATGGGCATTGGCTCAGGCTCTACGGGGACGACTACAACCACTGTGGGTATGGTCGCTGGCGGCGCTACCGTCGTTGTTGTTGTTGAACTACTTGTCGTTGTAGTAGTCGTATTTGTAGATTGTGGAACCGTTGTAGTAGTCGTAGTTGTTGATTCTGGAACCGTTGTAGTAGTCGTAGTTGTTGAAGTCGTAGTTGTTGAAGTCGTAGTTGTTGAAGTCGTAGTTGTGACTGGGGTTGCAGAGACCGTGTAGGTTTCAGTCATCGATGAATAGACGCCTAATGTGTCATTGTCTGCCCGAATACGAAACTGATATGTGGTTCCGTTATCCAGGTTTCCTACTGTTGCCGAAGTTGTATTAGATGCAATTGCAAAAGATGACTGCCAGTTGTTTGAAGTAAAGAAGATTGCATAGCGTTCAACTTCTGCATAACCAGAACCGCCTTCTGGGGCATCCCAAGTAAGTGAGACACTCTGGTTGCCAGCAACAGCCTGGAGATTTGTTGGGCTACGCATTCCTAATGGAGGAAGTGTTGTAGTTGTAGTAGGAGGTACAGTCGTAGTCGTAGTCGTAGTCGTAGTTGTGCTTGTAGTGGTAGTGCTGGTAGTTGTGGTTGAAGTTGTAGTACTGCTAGTGGTGGACGGGGGATTAGAGGGGGAGATATTCACATCAACAACATATGAAGTTCCGTGCCAAGCGTCTGGGTTGCCGCAGCAAACTCCAGTTCGCAGTCGGTATGTACCAGGGTTAAGGCTCATTGATATATATGAATCAAGCCCAAATTGCGAGTCGTCGTTTGCGGCGAGAACTTGATTATTGGAGTTGTAAAGCCACAGCATTGAGTCAATTTGATACTGCTGGGCAAAGGTGCGAACAGTAAATGTCTGTGTCTCTTCTAGCGTAAAGAAGTAGTCTTGTGCTCCAGTAGTCGTAAAACTATCTGCTTTTGCTGATGAGATTGGGCCAAACAATGCCAAAAGAAGCGCAGGTATAACTATCCAGAAGCCTTTACGCAGTCTCATACCCGCTATACAATAAAACTATTTTATAAGATAGTTCTTATAGCCTGACTAAATCTGCCTATCGGCTATGTTCCTGTTTTCTACTGGAACCAAAACCCCATGATGACGGGCCTGAATATCCTTGCGTACCCATGTCATTCCGTATGTTGAATCTAGGTTTTGAGTACCTTCTCTGCGCTTCAGTCGTTCTGCCATTGACTGAAAAGTTGGGTCATCGCTGAGATTCAGGTACGAGTTATGGGACCACGGAAGGTCGTAGAAGGCTGGCGCATTTACCAGAAGTGCTCCAGCGGTGGTCCAATGCTCTTCGATTCTTGGGTCTTCACAGACAATCGGGCCAGACAGGGCGTAGGAGGGAACATCTGCGCCAACAAGAGGCCTATCTACTTCAAGCATCTTTTCAATAATGTTTGCGTCCATCGATATGTCTGAGTCCACATAAAGAATCGCCTGGTAGTTGACAACTCCGTGGTTTAGTTCCGTGCAGTCTTCTCCCCAATGGTGCCCGCTCGTAACACGAACTCTTTGCGCAAATTCACGAATTAGATTGCGCCCAGTTTCTATACGAATCCATCTATTTCCTGAATCAACCTTGGCTTGCATGTCGTTAATTGAGTATGTCCAGTAGTCTCCGTTGACTTCCTTGAGGGCGTCAATCACTTCAGCGAACGGCTCAATACCGCGGTTGTCAAGTTCAAAAGCCGAGAACCATTTTGCGTTTGGAAACCTACGCATGATTTCAGCCCTATCAGACATCCAGTTCAAGTGTTCTTTTGCGTCGCACTTCCAACCGACAAGAGGAGTCGCAATCACAAAGTGCATCTGATAATCGACTTCTCTTAGGTACGGCATCTTTAACTTCTTTACATAGTCAGAGCACACACCAGCATGCTGTCCGAGGTCCAGTGTTCTTATTTCTGAGTGGGTTTCTGGCATCACCATTATGCATTTATTTGACGCAATTGGCTTTCCTGGGAAAGCCCACACAAAACTACTACTAGTCATCGTGTAGTCATCTGTGTTGTGAAAGAAGCAGTGCAGTCCAGCGTCCTTGCAGATTCCAAGTGCTACATCGTTCTTGCAATGAATCCAGAGTTTCTGGGAGCGTTCTTGTAGCCAGCCAATCTCAATCTGGTGCTGCGGTCCGTCGTGCCCAAGAAATAGACCGTCTTGGTTTGCCCAAACATCTACTTCAACATCAAAGCCTTGACTTATTGCTGAGTCAATATATTCTGGAGTGTTTTCAAGTTCTGGTTTAGGACCTTGAAGGTTCCCACGGTGAGATATATAAATCATTTTTCAACCTGAACCCAAATCCAGTTTTTGTGGTTATCGCCAGGACCAGTTGGTCTAATGTCAAATTTAAAGTTTTTGAAACCGATTTTCCCAACTAGGTCGTCAAATACTGTTTGCTCATCTTGGATACTTACATCTGAGTGAC